GACCAGACGAATGGCATCGGAATCCGCCACTACCCGACCAGCAACCTTCTCGATGGTGTCCTAATCATCGGCAATGAAATCTGCTTCAGCGGAACCGGGTGCTACTTCCACACTGGGGCTAGCAGAGTCACCCTTCAAGGTAACTTTTTCCACTCCATTGCGACACAGGTTGCCGTAAGGGTTAGCACCGACGCCATCCTCAGTCAGGTCGTCTTCGGTCCCTCCAACTTCGTGGATGGCTTCGCTCTCCTAGTTGATACGCACAACAAGAAGGGCTCTTTCCGCGCGACCCTTAACGGGGCGGCGGTGACGAACGACGGGAGTTGGACAGCCAACAGCTTCAGTGGGCGGACGCGGTATCTCAACATCCCGCACTTCCTAGGGGCTGTGCCGAACCTAGCGACAATCCGTCTTCAGCCGCGCGTTGAAGCGGACAACGTTACCGCAGTCACAGCCCACATCATCTCGGCCGACATCAACAACATTACGGTGAAGATCGTCGTGTTCGGTTTGGTCCTTGATACGACCATCACCGTTGGCGCTACGTGCGCTGTGACTGGCCCTAACGCGTAACCACACCTACCCACCCCTGCATACATTCATGGTCCTCAGGTTGACGCCTGGGGACCAGTAAGGACTCCCTCAATGATCCCTTGGAGCACCTTAGGGGACTGGGGGCAGAAGATCGCCCTCGTTACCGGAGTGGCTACACCGCTCTATGCTGGGCTGGACTACTTCCAGCTCACCCCTGTGACCCAGACCTACGTCACGGGCCAGATCAACGACATCCGCAGAGACATCAGCTCTTCGCGTGTAGACACGCTGGAGACCAAGCGCGCGGTTCTTGGGCTGGCCCGCAACGACCTCATACGGGAGCGGGAGGGCCTCAACGGCGCCCTCTCACTGAGCCCGTCCTACGAGCACCAACAGACGTTCACTCGCCGCTTAGAGGCCATCGGCCTGGAGCTGAGCCGGATTGACCGGACGGTCACTAAGCTGGACGACACGATAGAGGACCTCGCCCACAAATGAGCCGCTCTGCATCGAAGGTCATGATGGAGGCCCTCCACAAGGCCCTCGCGGAAACCTTCAACGACCTCCTGACGAACGGACGAACGGTCATCGACAAGGAGACCGGCGAGGCCCTGAAGGTGCCCCCGGACGCCTCGACGCTCAACGCCGTCCGCCAGTTCCTCAAAGACAACGGCATCGAGGCGAACGCTGAGGACAGCGATGAGCTGAAGAAGCTCGCACGCAAGGCCCTCCCGTTCCCCACCCAGACCGATGAGTACGGTCTCCCCCAATAACCCTCTAGGAAGCCCGTAGGCGGCCGTGGAGCGGCCCCGCTGACAATCCCAGCCGGTGAGCCCCCACGGCCATCCTAGGCACGCCTGGACGTACCCACGGGTGCTTCTATCGCATGAGCGACGACGACCTCTCCGACTTCAGGAACTTCCTCTTCCTCGTGTGGGACCATCTGGGCCTACCAGAGCCGACCCCCGAGCAATACGACATCGCCCACTACCTCCAGTACGGCCCCAAGCGGAAGATGATTATGGCCTTCCGCGGGGTCGGTAAGTCCTGGATTTACGGGGCCTTCTCGGCGTGGCGCCTGTACCGGAACCCGGACTGGAAGATCATGTGCGTGTCCGCCTCTAAGACGGCGGCCGACTCCCTCTCCAAGTTCGTCAAGCGTCTCATCGATGAGATGCCGATGCTTCAGCACTTGCGGCCTCGGGACGGGCAACAGGACTCCGTCATCATGTTCGACGTGGGTCCCGCGCGGGCCTCGAAGGACCCGAGCTTCAAGAGCGTGGGCATCACCGGCCAAATCACCGGGTCCCGTGCTGATGAGATTATCGCGGACGACATCGAGACCACGAACAACTCCCTCACACACCAATCGCGTGAGCGGCTCCTGGAGATGATCAAGGAGTTCGCGGCCGTCTCGAAGCCCGAGACCGGCTACATCACGTACCTGGGCACGCCCCAGAGCGAGTCCTCCATTTACAATGAGCTACCCGCACGTGGGTACGAAATCCGTATCTGGCCCGCGCGCATCCCCGCGAACCCGGACAAGTACGAGGGCAAGCTCGCCCCGTTCATCCTGAACCTCATAGCCAAGGGGGCCGCACCTCTCGCCCCCGTGTCCCCACGGTTCCACGAGCTGGTCCTCTCGGAGAAGGAGGGTGAGTACGGCCGCGCCGGCTTCGCGCTCCAGTTCATGCTGGACACGAGCCTGTCCGACCAGGACCGCTACCCGCTCCGTCTGGCGGACCTCATCGTCATGCCGATGGACCCCCGCATGGGTCCCGTGAAGGTGGCCTGGGCGAGTGACCCCTCGAAGATCATCGAGCACCTCCCGTGCGTCGGCCTCCGCGGTGACCGCTACCACCGTCCGTTTTGGCTCTCGCCCGACATGACGGAGTTCACCGGGTGCGTCATGGCAATCGACCCCTCGGGGCGCGGCAAGGATGAGACCGGTTACGCCATCGTGAAGATACTCCACGGGACCCTCTATCTGGTCGCTGCGGGCGGCTTCAGGGACGGCTACGCGGAAGCTACGCTCCTGGGCCTCGCCAACCTCGCGAAGCTCCACCGGGTCAACTTCATCCGCGTGGAGGCGAACTTCGGAGACGGCATGTTCTCCCAGCTCCTCAAGCCCGCCCTTTCCAAGGTCGGCTACCCGGTCACCATCGAGGAGGAGCGGAGCACCGGCCAGAAGGAAGCCCGCATTGCGGACGTGCTAGAGCCCGTGCTCCTGTCCCACCGCCTCGTGGTCGATGAAGCCGTGGTCAAGGCTGACGCTGAGGCGGACGCCAAGTACCAGCTCTTCTACCAGCTCACGCGCCTCACGAGGGACCGCGGAGCCCTGGCCCATGACGACCGCCTGGACGCCCTGGCAATGGCCGTGGGGTACTGGGTGGAGCACATGGCCCGCGACACGGAGAAGGCCGCTGAGGATCACCGTGAGGCCCTCCTGGACATGGAGCTGCGCAAGTTCGCGGAGTCCGTCCTGGGTGCCGCTGCGGGGTCGCGAGACTCCTGGTTCGACCTCGGATGAGGATTACCACTCACTAGAGGACCATCGATTACCCCTCACCCCAGGAGAGGGGGAGAGACCACCCCTTATAGGTTATGGAGAGGAGGGAGGATGGGGATGAGCAATCCCTGTTCTCTCTCCCTGTGATATAGGGGAGGGAGGTATCCCCTGAGAGTGAACAGATGAACCTGAACCTTAAGGTACTCCTTATGGTCTCCCTTATGGGGACCCCAGCGATGGCCGCTGAGCGTCTCACATGCACTCCCTTCTCATTGTCCGTGACGACCCCGAACGGCATCATGAAGCTGCCTCACAGCGAGGACTACCCCGTCAAGGTCAGCCTCATCCAGGGGCAGCTTGTCTTCTACCCGCACGACGCCTCACCCAAGAGCTTTGCATGTGAGCGGGACGGGGACACCTCCACCTGTAGCCTTCCTGGGGACGTGATGGAGTACCGCCACACGACCCGGTTCCTGTTCCGCACCGCCAACTACGAGCCCGGTCAAACCATCGTGGCTCAGTTCACCTGTAAGCCACGGGCGTGACGAGCGCGCTTCTATCTCGGCTCGGGCTGACGCCCTCACCTCGATAGAAGTCAACAGGAGCCCCGTAGAGGCCCTTCAGCCTTCCCCCTCAGGGTTACCGCCCAGGGAAGCCTAAAGGCCCTCACCAACCCTCCCAGACGCGCTAAGGACCCATTGGTGGGTTCCTTGAGGGACCCGCTTAGTTTTACCGAAAAACTGTGAGCGGGCATCGACCAATCAAGAACGCGCGATTCCCCCCGTGTACCCCCGCGGGCACGCTCAGGCACCCGCACGGACACGCGCGAGTATCGCCCATGCGCGCGGATAACAGCCTCCTCGCCACACCCTCACGCCACACGCACGGGGAATCCTCAATGGTTTCAATGGGGGAGAGGACACTATGCATCGGGTGGACATCGGCAGGACCACCACACGCGCTCGCACACGGGCACCTGAGCGGGCATGCGAGGGGGCAGGGGCGCTTGCGTTGGCGTCCGCGTTCACGCTCCCGCATCGATGCGTTTTCGGCCTCCCCAACTGGCACCCTCAGGAGCCCGCTCAGGCTCACGCACAGGGCACCCACACGAGCCCGCATAGAGGCACCACACAGGCGCATCATGCGTGCCCGCACACGCGCACAAGACGCTGCCCCATCAGTGTTTTTTCAACTTTCTTCAATCTACCCACTTGCGGGTTCGTTTCGGATGTGCATACTAGGGACATCGGCAACGGAGACACACGGACATGGCACAGCAAGCGACCACAGCCCGCGAGGGAGTCACCTTCGGACCCTCTGAGAACGACATCGCGGACCGCGTTGAGGCGGCCGAGCGCATCCTCTTCTCCTGGGCATGCGGGAAGCTGGACGCCAAGGGAGTGCGCAAGGCCCTCAAGCCCTTGGACATCGAACTCCTGGACCGGCTGAACCCTCACGGGAGCGGTTGGGTGGACGCTCACGTGTCCGGCTTCGGCACCATCACGCTCAACTTTTGACCAGACCTACCCACACGTGAGAGGAACCCACACCATGCCCAACCTTGAAGCCCTTCGTGACACCTACAAGGCCAGTGAGTCCGCGTTCCACGCCGTGATTGAGGCTGAGTTCCCAGGCCGGGACGAATGGGACTGGTATCGCGCCTGTGCCCACATGGACGGGGACAACGTTCGCCGGAACGATGACACCACGGACGACGCTGCAATGGCGTCTAGCCCCGCGATCAAGGCCGCGTGGGATGTCTACATAGCGGACCTACACGGGTTTTACCGGGCACGTGACGGGGAGCACGGGGTCCTAGGGGGCCGCTGCTAGCTCGCCTGAACCTACCCACACACGCAACCAACCCACAGGAGAACCTATCATGCCCGCTAAGCGCACCCTCAAGCCCACGTTCACGCCTTCCAAGTGGTATCGCGATGACCACGCCAAGATGCGCGCCTCGGACACACGCGATGCTTGGAAGCGCCTCCAGCAAGGGGGTCGGGACGCGGACCGCATCGCAATCGCCTACGCCGAATGGCTGATGGCTCGGGATGGAGTGGACCTGGAGGCCCTCACAACAGCCGCGGTGGAGGCTCACAACGCTGAGATTCGGCCTGACTGGAGGGTCGGACCTTCGCGCCGGAAGTACGATGCAAACGAACATCGCCGGCTGACGGGGGAGCGGGGTGGCGCCACTCAGGTCCGCGTGTTCTGGGAACCATGCGCAGGCGGTATGCGCCCCCGGTTTGTCGTGTGGCGCCTCTCCCACGCCTACGCCAACGGCCGTGACGTGTTCCTGATGGAGCTTCCGCACTGGGCCTACGTGGCGCTTGAGGTGGTCGCGTGGGAGGAACCCGAAGAGGCCCTTCAACTAGCCGCCTGAAGAGCCCTAAGGGCGAAACCTAGGGGCCTCCCAAGCCCCGATGGTCGCGGATTTCAGAAGCCCGCATCGGCACTTCGCCGGTACATCGAAAAAAGTGCAATCTACCCACTTGTGCATCAATCGCGGATGTGCATAATAGCAATCACCGGGGGCCAAGGGGTCGCCGGGACGGGGGAAGGCCCCCAGCTCTTTGACAAGTGCATATGGTCTGAGCCTGACGCGGGCTCACTGATGAGGCGAACGCACGCCGAAACCAACCCACGCATGGGAGAAACCCACATGTTCGTCCAAGCCATCGTCACGAAGTACCTCGGGCCGACCAACACGCTCCCCGGCCGGATCAAGGCCACGGCCTCCGCGGGCACCCTCACGGTCCCCTACGAATCCGGGTTGAGCACCAACGCGAACCACACCGCGGCGGCCCATGCCCTGGCCCGCAAGTTCGGGTGGATGGGGCATTATCAGGGCGGTGGCATGCCGGATGGGAATGGCAACGTCTACGTCCGCAACGGCCACAACCTCCACCTCCGGGCCGGTGTCTGGGAGTGCGACTTCCACATCGAAACCGACCCCGTGACCGGCGAAGCCGTGCCCGCATCTACCCACCCTCGCGACTAACCCAGGGCGAAACCTAGGGGGTGCCTCACAGTCCCCCAACGGTCGCGGTCTCAAAGGCCGCCTGATGAGCCCCTCAACCACCTACCTGGAGCCCTCCCATGTACCCCGAGACGCTGGACCCTGAATGGGATGACGTGGACCCACGCGACCTCCCTGAGCCTGAGACGGGGGAGGGCGGCTGATGGTCGGGCTCCGCGACGCTCCCGAGGCTCAGGCCCGCGCGATGCTGGGCCGCTACGGGACACCCGAGGAAGCCCGCCACGTGGCCGTGACGTGCCAGCGCATGCATGAGCCCGGCTCACCCTCACACACCTTCTGGCGGGACGTGTTGGCCGCCCTTCGCAAGGCCACAACAGGCAAGCCCCATTCACGCGCCCAGCGGCGCAAGCTCCGGGAGCAGCGCAAGTGACACCCTTCCACAACCCCCTAGCGGTCACCGAACGGGCCGCCATCCGAGCCCATGTGCGCCGCCTCAAGCGCCGTGCGGACCTGTCCTTCACCCTCGCGGTGATCTTCACGGCCGCTTCGATCCCGTCCGCCTACGCCCTCGGGATGCTGACGGGGACCCTTCTGAGTCACTGAACACACCCACACGTGAGAGGAACCCAGTCATGAGGATTACCCCGTTCAGCGGCTTCCAGGTCGGAGGCCAGGGACCCGTCTACGCGACGCTGGAAGAGGCCGAGACGCAAGGCGTTGAGCATGCACGGATGGGCGCCGTCCTGGCGCTCGCGGCAAGGTCCGGTCCCCATCCGCTACCGGTGATGCCCAGACCCGATGAGGTCGCGCTGTGGGTCCTGGGCAATCGCGAAGCCCTAATCCGGGCGCTTGCCTGATGAGCCCCGGTCTTCGCATCCGCCTGTGGGCCGCCTTCCGCGAGGCCGCCCGCCGCGAACCCCCAGGGTCCCCGCACATCGCCCGCTTCCGAGCCCTCGCGGGGCTCCTGGAATACGGCGCCGGCATGCCCGCCCTGGCCGCCTCACTTTACCGCCTGACGAGCCCGTGAGGGCGAAACCTAGGGGGCCTGAATGGTCCCCGATGGTCGCGGTTCAACCGTCTGTGAACACTGGGGACAAACACGCACCACGTGCGTTTGTTCTCTTTACGTTCACGGTGTGCATCACTTAATTCCTATCCATAGGAGAGAAGTCGTGAACCTCGTGTTCTATCACGTCACCTTCGCTACGAGGGCGCAAGCAAACGCCTTCGCTGCCCAGGAGCGCCAGAGATACCCGGTAGAAGTCTACGAGACAGACCTCATTGTGGGTCCCCGGACAGACCGGCCCTTCACGGCCGGGGTTCCTGACAGCCTCCAGGACCTCCCAGGGGCGTCCCATCAGTGGGCCGTTGATGGTTCACGCCTGCGCAACCCAAAGGGCGTCTAAGCATGCCCGGCGAACGCTTCCAGAAGATCGCCACCCGCCGCAAGGCAAAGCTCATCCTGGTCTACTACCGGGACCGTTTGACGGGCGATGTTTTCGCCATCGTCAAGTGACCGGGGGAGGTTTCGTATGTTTTCCTGGTACGGCCGCATTCGCTACATTGGCGAGACGTTCATCGAGTACCCGAGCACATCTTATGGGCGCCGTTGGCTGGACTTCTCGTTCAACATGCTGGACGTGGAAGTGTGGATGGGACGACTACACATCACGTTCTCGTTATCCAGAGAGCCCGGTCTTCTAATCGCGCTCCTAGCCGCTCTGGTCGCGCTCGCAATCTACAGCGCGCGCTTCTTGTTGCCCTAACGTTCCCACTGGCGGGAACATCTCAGTTGCGCTACAATCTCACGGGTAAAGCATGAGCATCGCTTGAGCGGGGAGTCTAGGTAAGGCTCCCCGCCGCTTAAGTATGAACAGGGGATTACCATGCCCACAGATATTCCGATGGAGCTAAACAAGGCTCTCGCGATCATTGACCACTTCCGCAAGATCGATGCGGAAATGCCCACGCAAATGGCTCACGTGTTCTTGGCCGTCGCTACCAAGCCCAGCCTGTCCACACGCGAAATCATGACCGTGACTGAACTATCGCAGTCGTCCGTCTCGCGGGCCTGTCAGACCCTCAGCAAGTACCACCGCACTGGTAAGGCGGGCTTCGACCTTATCGAGAGCATCGCGGACCCTCGCGACACCCGCGTTCTGCTCTGGGGTCTCACCCCCAAAGGCCGCACACTGGCCGCCAACATCGTAGCCTCGATCCGCGGCGAG